CGTCCCAGTCGGCGTTGCGGGTGGTGTCCCACTCTTTGATGCGGAGTCCTCTACCGCGGATTACACCGAAGAAGCTGCTGGTCCATTGAGCACCTTCAAGCTCGTCCTCAACGGCCAAGATCGTTTCAAGGAACAAAAGGGTAAGTACTTCAACCAACTTCAAGCGTACAACCACCACACTGGTTCCCCATACCCAGGTGTGTACAGTTACAGTTTCGCCTTAAAACCAGAAGAACATCAACCAACAGGGACATGTAACTTCTCCCGCATCGATAACGCTCAAGTCGCCGTTACTATGAACTCTTCCGATGCTACTACCATGCATATGTTCGCGACCAACTACAACGTCCTCCGCATCCAATCCGGTATGGGTGGCCTCGCGTTCTCCAACTAAGCTAATTACCGCTTAAGTATGTATAATCTAGTCGCGTTTTAAAAAATATAAACACAAGTATTAAGATACAAACAAATATCTTAATATCTGTCCTTTGATCTCAGCGATGAAGAACAACAGAGGAAATGTTTTCATTATACAAATCTTCAACTGCTCCCAGCCCGTGAAAATCTCGCGAAAAATAACAAAATAATCTCCACGTAATTTAAAACACAATGGCCGAAAGAGATAACAAGACAAAAACTATCGCAATCTGGGTCCCAGTCTCAATTCTCCTCTTGGGTATTGCGACTACCACCTACATGATTTCCCGTAACGGTAAATCTGGGTATGCTAAATTAAAGTAAACACGCGTCATATGAATATAACAAATGCAGGACATTTACACGGATGGTAGTTGCATCGGTAATCCGGGACCGGGAGGGTGGGGTGTTGTAGGGCCAGGAATGAGAGTTTCGGGTGGACAGGACAATACTACAAACAACGCCATGGAACTGACTGCAGCCGTTAAGGCACTCGAACAATGCATCGCTCGCAACATTCTTGAGATAACACTATTCACGGATAGTACCTATGTCAGGAATGGTATAACTTCATGGATTAAAAATTGGAAAAGAAATGACTGGCGTATAAAATCGGGCGAACCGGTTAAGAACAAAGAGTTGTGGATTCAGATTGATACACTTATACAGAGAATGAATCTGGTTGAGTGGCGTTGGGTAAAGGCGCATAATGGACATCCACAGAATGAACTAGTGGACTCTATCGCGTATCAGGAAGCGTTGGAAATTAAAAATGCTAAATCTGCGGGTAAAGCGACAACGACGCGATCGTTGAGTCTCAAAAGCAACAAATTTTACGGTGTCGTTAAAGGTCATGTTCCGGGTATATACACTACATGGGACGAAGCTAAAGAACAGGTTCACGGATATAAGGATGCGATGTATAAATCTTTTAAGACTGAAGCGGAAGCTAAAGAATATATGAATACACCGCCGCCAAACGATCGTATATACCTGGATGTACCCTACCAAGAAAAGGACGTTGTAAAATCCCAGGGTGCCAGGTGGGATCCAGGTAAAAAGAAATGGTGGGTGCGTGATATCACCCCGGAGCTTGAAAAATATGTCTGTGTAAAATAATGGGTGACACTCAGGTAAGTGAAGACCCCCCGGCACCGTGGTGCGCGGCACAGGAAAGGCTTCTTAAATCGTGGGCGGAGCGGGCGGCGGGTTATCGATGGTTACATAATCATTCCCGTCTCCACTATAAAAGACAAAATGACCACCTGTCATATCCAAGTATAGTGATAGCGAGTGTCACGGGTGTTGGGGGTTTTGCTGTTCTCAATCCAAGTGGAAATGAAGACCTGGACAATTCCACGAGAGCTAAAATTATGATTGTCCAATACTTTTTTGCATTCCTGAATGTAATTGGTGGTATCTTGACGAGTATTTCAAAATTTAGTCAGAGTTCCACATTAGCTCAGAGTCACTCACAGATGTGCGTTCAGTATTCCAAGTATTATAGAAATATAGACATGGAATTATCTCTTGATCCTTGCCGTCGCGTTTGTGTTATAGAGTTTGTGAGAAAATGCCGCGAAGAGTATGATCGACTTCTCGATGACGCCCCCGATATCCCTTCTATATCTATCGAAGCGTTCAATTTAGAATTTCCAGAAAAGGTGAACAAACCTGACGTGTGTAACGGTCTCAGTATTATAGTGAGCGACGAGACCTCTTCAGAACTCGCGTCAAAGAGAGCCGTGACAAGGTGGCTCAGTGCTATAGCCGGTATAAGACGAAAAAGTAGAGATGATCTAGGTAGAGATGATCTAGGTAAAGTTGAATCACTCTAGCATTTTAATAAAAATGGTATAAAAGCCTGACACAATTATAACTAAATGAACATTGGAATACTCACGGCTGGTGGTGTCTGCCCGGGTGTCAATACTATTGTTCGCTCTATTACCCTTCGTGAAAAAAGTCAGGGTAATAAAGTCCATGGTTTCCGCAGTGGATTTAGAGGTATCAATGAAAATGTTAAAGAGTATTTTGATCAGGCATACATTGATGATGGCCCAGTTTCACTATTAAAAACATCGTATGACTACGTTGATATTGATAGAGCAGTTGAGAATATTTCCGGACTTGATCGTCTCTATTGTATATGTGGAAATGGCACTATGAAGTCTGCGCGGGATTTAGCCCTCGATGACCGAGTGGATACAAATATCATTGGTATTGCTAAAACAATCTACAATGATATACCGGGTATACAATCCATTGGTTTCCAGACAGCTGTCCAAGAACTCGCGAAATATATTGATTGTGCGTACATTGAAGCGACTTCCACAAACTCTATTGTTTTCTTAGAAGTGCCCGGAGTAAATAACAGTGATTTGGTAACACACGCTGGTTTCGCGAGAAATTCAAAGATAACGAATGTTATTCTACCAGAAACACATAGTGATTATAGAACTTCTATTGAATACAGTTACGCAAAGCGTGGATATGCGGTTGTCATTATTTCTGAAGTATGCAACTACGACTATCTACTCACCAGTCTTTCTACACATTCTAAAGTCATCCAACCTGGTTACCTCATTGGTGCGGTTGAACCGTGTACATATGATTCAATTCTTGCAGAACGCATGGGTAGGGAGACTTTTGCTTATGTACAAAATCACAGGGACTTCATCAAGGGTGCGACAAGTATCATGCCGCTGAGGGATTATCTTCGTGTAGTGTAGGTGTGGGATGTATAGATCACTTTACGAAGATCCAAAGTTCGTGGGTGCCCAGATATCACCACCGGATCTAATTACAGTGATAATGGAGGATGGTATTGAATATTTTAATTCCAAGGTTCAATTTAGATCAGAAGCTACACTTGACAAACAAACTAAACAAGTTAAAGGTACGACACAAGGTAAACAGAGAATAGTCCAGCTATTTGGCGAACCTGTTATAAGACAGAAGGGACGCTTTACAATCACAGAGTATGATCTCTGAAAGCTCTTATAACTCAGTTGGTTAGAGTGCGGTGCTTATATCTAAGATATACAGGAAATGATGTAAAAATCATAAAGGCACGCCGAAGCCGCGGGTTCGAACCCCGCTAGGAGCAACTTACCTTTTAGATATGTGTCCCATATGTAAAAGAATATTAAAGAATCGGGTCGTCGTCTTGGGATTCTCGGCCCCATGTTCCTCTATTCTAAAATTAGAGCGCACTCAAAAGCGAGATGCCACGTAAAAGCTTACTCCCGTTAAAATAAAGATCGTGGCGTATTTGTCAACCGCCTTTATATTTTTAAGCACGGCTGGATCGATATTTTCAAATTTTTCTTTATAGTTAGATGGTTTGAAAGGTAAATAAATCCAGCGACCGTATGGGAACACAGTCGGATTCATCCTGAACTTACAGCGAAGTAGGAAGTCATACCACGCGAGTACGAGGTATGGGAAATATAAAAGAGCTATCAACGCGTATTTATTTTTGCTCGGGAGCGAGTACGAGACGCTCGTTTGGAGAAGCGCTATGGCCGCGTTTAGATACCACACGTTATGTGCACAATCGTATCGCGCGTTGTACCAAGACGCAAGCAAGAAATTTACGAGCAGGAGCATGTCATGGCGCTCCTTGGGCACCAACCAATAGCTGAGTGCAACGTAGAAACTATAGATGACACACTTGATGTTGAGATAGTCGTCTGGCCACTTGAGTTGTTGTTGACCTTCCATTACATTAACGCGTGATTATTTTTTACATGTGCGCCCCATATGTAAAAGATAATCCCAATCTAATATAGATGATAACCAGAAGACGTGGCGTGTTTTACAGGGCTGGGCGTCCAGTCCCGGGTGCTGAACAGGAAAGGTATCGCAAAATTGGTATTCCCCCTGTTTACACAAATGTTGAGGTATATCCCAATGACCCCAAGCTTTTAGCGACCGCAATTGATGGTACGGGTAAAAAGCATTATTATTACAGTGAAAAGTTTTTGGAAAAGCAAAGAAAATTGAGAAAGGGGAGAGCTACACAGATTGACTTCTCTAAAATTAAGAGTGTTACGGCGAAGATACTTGGCGATCCCAAACACTCACTATGGGATGACGCGCTCACTCTCCGTATGATTGTAATAGCATACCTTCGTTCGGGGTCAAGGGACAATGTCGACGCTCTCGGTGCCATGTCCCTGAAGAGAAAGCATGTCAAATTGAGTCGGGATGGTCAAACGCTCACATTTGACTTTCCCGCAAAAAGTAGTCAAAGAAGAATCTATGAAGTGAAAGATAAAGTTCTCCACGACGCCATAACGAGGCAACAAAAGCCCCTCCTTTCTGGAAACTCAACTCATACACGAGTCAGAGACCTTTTACGAAAGATCACGAAGAATGATACCATACAAATCAAGGATGTTAGAACAGCCGGGAGTATGCAACTCTTCCAAAAACACCTCAAGAAGTATGACGGTGACGAAAAGAAGGCTACAGACGCAGCTGCGGAAACTATAGGTCATACACCTTCCACATCTAAAAAATATTACTTATTGTAATGAGGTACGGATCTCTGGCACGTAAATTATTTAAGGTCCGATGGGGCCTCTATGGTAAGGGTCTCGTAGAAGATCATCATATCATACCCAAGCAATTTAAAAAACACCCGATTGTTGTCAAGGCAGGGTATGATATAGATGCAGGTAGTAATCTTATAATGTTACCAACGCGTCTAGGTAAGTTTATACTCCATGTGCGGGAAGATCGCCTCATTCACGAGGGAATACACACGGGCTATAATAAATATATTGAAAGTATGTTAAATTCAATTAAAACTACGGGCGAATTCATAGAATTTACAATGTTTTTGAAAAATTCTTGTCGTCATAGACCCCAAGATATACCATGGTCTTAATAACCCTTTTTGAGATCACTTGGTGTCGCATTTGGGTTATATCGTGAAACGAAATCTTCACGGCCGTGCTTGAAATGACCAATTGTACTTCGGTGAGAACGATCAATTTTCATACAATGTCTCAAATCCTTGTAATAAACCCTGGCTCCATTGACAATCAAGTCTTCGTGTTTCATATCAATATGGTTATCCATTGGTAAAAAGTGTTTTGAATAATCCTTCATGTTCTCAACGTTTATAAGATAACACTTAGTACTTGAGACCCACTTCAATTTATCAAGATTACCTTCTGTCTTGTCTACGAGTCTTGAAAGACAATGAAAGAAGCACATTTCAAAATCATCACCCTTTTCATCTATGACCGCCTGAATTTCATCATATAACCTGGGCGATTTTACTATTACATTATCTTCGAATATAACCGCATATTTAAGACCCTGATCGTAACATCTCTTATAAAATTCCATGTGCCCCATGAAACACCCAATGGCACCAAGATTGAAATAAGTTATATCAGGTCTTTTTACCGAGGAATCTTCGTACATTTCAAGAG